TGCTCCCGTGGAGTTCAGGCTTTTAGTTTCTCTTGAATTCCAAGCCATATTTATTCAGACCCCAACAGGTAGCCGTATAAACCGCAGGTTACTCCAGCCGTAATAAAACCTGCGGCTGGTAAAATCATGTATGCTCCTACACCTGTCAATAGTATAAAGGCTAACATGAACACATCGGCGCTTATAGCGCGCCAACGCTTTGCCTTGAGGCGAGCAAACAATTTCTTCACTTATGCTCCTGTTGTTGGTGCTTTGACTAATGTATCGCATATAGAAGGATGATGCAGTAATGGCCGACTGGGATGCAGTACTCAAATATCTTGAACCGAAGGCTCCTTTGTACTGTCCCGAGAGCCCCTCCCTGACGCAACGGGTTTTCCTGCGGACATACGCGCTTGAGGCTTTATTTGGGGGCAGTGCAGGCGGAGGTAAGAGTTCAGCCCTTTTAATGGCCGCACTTCAGTATGTGGATGTACCTAATTATTCAGCGATTATTTTCCGTCGCACCTACGCTGACCTGGCACTACCTGGGGCAATCATGGACCGCTTCACCTCCTGGATTGCCAATTATGACGATGTCCGGTGGAACTCCAATAACTACACGGCTATTTTCCCTTCAGGGGCGAGAATCTCTTTCGGTTACCTAAATAATCAGCAGGACTACCTCCGATACAAGGGAGCGGAATTCCAATTCATCGGCATGGATGAGGTAACTGAAATTCGTGAATCTGATTACAGATATCTTTTCTCTCGTTTGCGTCGTCCTGCAAAAGGCGCTTTGGCACAAGTGCCCCTGAGAATGAGGGCAGCGTCAAACCCAGCCCCAAACTGGGTGAGGCAGAGATTTATCGTGGAGGGCAACAGTCAGGGCAGAATATTTGTCCCATCTCGGCTGACGGATAACCCTGGCATTGACGCTGACTCCTACCGGCAAGCCCTCCAGGCTCTTGACCCCGTAGAACGGCGTCGGCTGGAAGAAGGCGACTGGTGGTCTACGAGTCTAGGAACATTATTTGAACGAGAAAACTTTGTCATCATTGACCCCCACGAGGTCCCTCAAATCACCTCATCGGCCAGGGCGGTTAGATTCTGGGACTTGGCAGCAACAGAGCCATCGGCCTCCAACCCAAACCCTGACTGGACAGTCGGAACTCTAGCCATGCTAGACCAGGGTATAACTTACATATTGGATGTCCGCAAGGCCAGGGTAAAGGGCGAAAAAGTGGAGCAAATGATTGCTCAGACCGCTTATGAAGATGGTCCGGCGGTCGCAATTCGAATGGAACAAGAGCCCGGTTCCTCCGGAAAAGCCCTGGTAGACCAGTATGCAAGGTATGTGGTTCCTGGTTATGACTTCCTGGGAATTCGGTCCACCGGAGACAAAATCACCCGCGCCAGACCCTTTGCTGCCGCTGTTGCAAACGGAAATGTAAGGATTGTTCGAAATTCTTGGCTTACAGAGTGGCTTGATGAATTTGCCTCATTCCCCGAGGCCTGCGACCACGATGACCAAGTAGACTCTGCCGTAGGGGCATTTACTCATTTGACAGGACTAGGGTTGCCTCAGCGCAAGCGAGCAAGTATTATCATCTGAACAACTACCTGCTAGGAGAAAAATGAGCACTACAAACAGCAAAATTTCCGCCAAGAATGTCATTGCCGACTTCCAGAAGCAGATTCTTGACCTTGATTCATTTCTGACTGAAATGTCCTCAAACCCAGAATGGGGTCTTGAGGACGTTTCGGAAACCTACTTCCAGATTTCTTCAATGAAGAATCAAATGTCAGTTCTAGTTAAGCAAATGGAAAATCTGCTTATCTCAAAAATGTCTGATGTTGAAGCAGTATCGGTTTCCAGTGGGGACATGATTATCAAGGAATGGTCAAAGACTCGAAAGGCCTGGCAACACAAAGAGTTGGCTCATGCTGTTGCCGAGCGCATTCAGAACCTCGCAATTGACATGGACACTGGCGAGCGGACAATGGACACTGGCCAAATGATTGAAGCATTGCTGGATTATGTCCAACCTTCCTATTGGCGAGTCACGGCGCTGTCCAATATTGGACTCAACGCTGATTCCTACTGCCAAGCAGGCGATTCGGAACCCAAAATCAAGATTGAGAAGGCAAAATGACAACTGAAAATATCTACGACCGTCTTTCGGAGCCATTCCCCCAGGAGATGGAGCGAACCGTCAACAAGAGTGGGACTCAACTCACTTATCTGCCAGTTTCAGAAATTATCAACCGAATGAATCGAATCTTCGGCCCCACCGGCTGGTCCCACGAGGTTTTGTCGTGCGGACGCGACACTACGGACCCGGAGTGGGTCATCGCTCATGTGCGTGTCCGCACCGCAAATGGTGGTTCGCATGATGGATTTGGTGGAGGTCAAATCAAGCGCAAGAAAAGCGGTGACATTGTTGACCTTGGGGACGAATTCAAGGGTGCTGTTTCAGACGCCCTGAAAAAGGCCTGCCAGCACTTTGGCGTAGGTCTTTACTTGGCGCGAGATGTTGAAGCAATTGAAATTGACGAGGCAATGCACGCGCCTGCCCCTGAGCCTACGCCCCTGGACGAAAAGTACGACCGCTTCATGGAAATCCGAGCGATGCTTACCGACGAGCAAGTCAAAGACCTGAAGGAATATTGGAATACATACAGTGGCGGTCGTCCGGTCCCTAAGCGTTCCGAGTTCACCGAAAAAGAATTGGAACTACTCACAGTTGAGGCACTTCGGCTCAACCTCGGTGGGACGACCATTTCTGTTGTTGACAAGGCAGACGAAGAGTGAGTCTTCAGCCCCCAGCCCATCTTTCCCCTTCCTCCATCAGTACATTTCAGCAATGCCCGCTCAAGTTTAAGTACAGCAAAATTGACGGACTGGTTGAGCCACCCACGGTGCACACACTTCTCGGCAACTTCGTCCACGATATTTTAGAAGAGTTGTACCTTAAACCATCTAGTGAGAGAAACCAGGATACTGCTCGCGCAATAGCCCGAGACAGGTGGTTCTCGGATTACGAGGTTCAGGCAAAGGCCATGAACCTCAACAATCGCGACTTTCGATGGAAGGCCTGGTGGTGCGTAGAAAACCTTTGGCAGATTGAAGAGCCAACGCAAGAGGAGTTCGCTGGCGTTGAGACTCAGGTTTACGGTGAAACCAATGGCGTTCGTATTAAAGGCTTCATTGATAGATATAAGAAAAACCTAGACGGAACACTAGAGATTTCAGACTACAAGACTGGGAAAATACCGTCCCCTCGCTTTGCTGAAGATAAGTTCACTCAGTTGTATATCTATGCCCTAATGCTTAGAGAGTTAGACATGGGGACTGCATCAAAAGTGTCCCTGGTCTACCTGGCGGGCCCTGAGGTACTCACGAGAGAAGTAACAAAAGAAGCCCTAGACAAGACTGTCAAACTTCTGGTTACCACCAAAAATGATGTTGACGCTTTTTGCGAACAAGGGGATTTCCCCGCAAAGCCAAGTGGCCTGTGCAACTGGTGTCACTTTAAAAAAATGTGTCCTGCATGGACTAACAAAAGAGGCTGATAGGTAAAAAATGAATGACGATATTTTTGCGCGTTTGGTCGCAGAGGAAGTAAAGAACAAGGTCTCTAAATCACAGCGACTTGTTTTAATGGAGAAGCAGAATTGGGATAGGTGGAAGCGGGCGCTAATCGCCCTCATAGGAACACTGCAGACCCAACTTGACAACCTCGCAGATGATGAGGAATCAGATAGGGAGCGTTACGCTGAACTTGGCGTTGATGGCCAAAGACTACTTGCTATGGCAATTGCGGATTACAACATGAGGCGCTCAAAGATTGAGAGATTCAAGTTCCATGTTGAGCGGCGTCTTGATGAAGTTGAGCAGATGATTTCAACTGGTCAACCACCCGACAATGACCCACTAAAAAATGCAACCTTATATGAAAATGCAATCAAAAAGCATAGAGAACTTATTGAAACATATGACATTGAGCCCACCCCCATTGACCTTGCTCTATGGGATTCGCTTGACGGTGAGTGGACATTCAACAAGGTAAAGCCCGAAGATATTTTGTCTGAATGACATGAAAAGGGGCAAACCTCTCAAGCGTACGCCACTGGCAAAACGCTCAAAAAAAATGGCTGATATTTACAAAGAGCGTGTGCCCCTTGTGAAACGGCTCCTAAAAGAGCGTCCTTGGTGTGAAGCATGCCCTGTATTTGCCGAGTTTGACAATTCGGCAATTTACGTCAGACGACCTAGCGTTGACATCCACGAACTGAAACGCCGAAGTCAGGGAGGTTCAATTTTGGATGAAAAAAATCTGATGGCGGTGTGTCGTGAGTGCCACAGGAGAATCGGCAATTATCCGCAGTTGGCATTTGACTTGGGGCTTTCAATCCATGGATGGGATGGTGTAAATGACAATTAAAATTGGATATACCGTTGACGCCCAGAATCACATAGCCCCAGCGCTTGCTCACGAGCCAACATTTCATCCAAAGCGTGTTGCTCGATTGGGTTTGCCCAAAACAAATATGTGCCCAGCAATTACAGACTATGATATGTCGGCATTCAATGTTTTCGTACCCTACGAACTTCATTTTGAAGTAAAAAAACAAAATTCAGGAACAATTGAAATCCATATAAACGAGAAAAAAACTACACTGGGGCCCATTTTCCTAAATGATTGTTTCAATACAACATTCGTCAGCGAAGGTATTTTACAAATAAATATCCAACCATTTTGGATATTTATCTCCGATGAGCCAAATGTAACTTTGATGCAGATATCCGCCTATGAGCAAACAAATCCAGAACCAATAAGAGGACAGTTTGATTGCTTTCAGTGGTTTAGGCCATTATCGTACGCATTTGAATTCAATTACGGTGAAGAAATTCAAATAACCCGGCAATCTCCTATTTATCAGGTTAAGTTTTTTCACCCTGCAGAATCAAAATTTTCATTGTCAGAATGTGTTCTGACGCCCCAGATAGAGGAACATGTTAAAGGGTCTTTGTTGCAGAACTTTAATCACCTAACCAAGTGGAAAAAGGTTTTTGATTTTGCGGGCAAGCGTCGCCCTAAGTCTGTCTTGAGATTTAAGGAAAATGCATGGGAAATTTGATGAGGCCAATAGTAGGCATTGACCCGTCCTTGACGAGCACGGGTTATTCGGGGGCTGGTCAAAATGGGGCATTTTCATCAAAGTTTACAGGCGTAGAAAGGCTTAATGACCTTTCTGAACAACTAGCCACATTTCTTTTAACAGTGCCAACTAGCCCAGTTGTTGTTATTGAGGGCTATTCGTTCGCCAGCAGAAACTCGCAGGCTCATTCAACTGGTGAGTTGGGTGGCGTTTTTCGTCTCACGATGTTCCGAATGGGAATTGACTTCATTGAGGTTCCGCCAACATGTCGGGCAAAGTTTGCTACAGGAAAAGGAAATTCATCAAAAAGTGAAGTTATTTCTGCATTGTCGGCAAGAACGGGAATTGTTTGGACGGGCAAAGGCGCAGATGACATGGCTGATGCCTA